CCTGTGATTTGGCGTTTGTTGGCGTTGGGCCGACACCTTCTCGCATGAAGAAATTAGCGTCCCCTGCGTTCCTCGCTCGGTTGAAGTCTTTTTTCTTTTTATCTTGACCTTCCCAATCCGCCCACGGTTTGCTACCAAAAGCGGCGACGGAGTTCCCTTCGCATGGTGGCGAAGAAAAGAATACATCGGGTGTTTTACCACCAAATAGGGACAAGTAGTCGTCTAAATCGTATTGCAGGATGTCGCCCGGTAAATCGGGCATGTAGCCCAAGTCCACATCGTATTCCTTGTTGGGGTTCCCTGCATACATGATTTCAGCAGTTTTTACATCGTGCCCCCTATCACGGGCGGCTTGACTCCAACCTGCTCCCATGCCCTCAAAACCACCACCAGCGGCGAAGTTATCCATGACTCTTAGTTTGGCGACATCATCGGCGGCGGATAAATCGTCCTCTTCTAAATTGAGAGTTTTCAACAGGTTCCACCCCCCAGCCAATGCTTTGCGGTGCCCCCACATGTTTTCCCCCACGCTTAATCAACCCTTGAACTTTTCGATCACTTTCTGTATTTGCGAATCCATTGATCCATTAAATCGTTAAAGCGATGCGACTTTTCTTGCACACCAAGTTCACTCGGTTGCGGTTCCATGAGAAACATTCGGAGTTTGCGGCCACACATTTTACAACACGGTTTTCGCATAGCACTGGTGAACATTCTATGATTCTCACCGTTTGTGTCAAGGCACTCACCGGAACGACATTCCCACCATTTCGCCATGTTCATTCCTCTTCGTCAGTGATAGGCCACGAAACATCAGCATAAGGCTTCTTTCCGGTCTTTGTATCAAGAAACCGAACCCGCTTGTTCTTTTTGACAGTGTGATACAGATCGTAGCACATGATTGCGTCCTCAATAGCCCACCTTGCACATTTTATGTGTTGGCCTTTCAACCAAGAAACACCTTTCCTCATTCGTGTGATGATTTCAACAGGAAGACTACGCACCCCGTTCCAGCGGGCAAGGTCATACAAGTCAAACCTCTTGCCTTCATTTTGAAGCACGGGTGAACTGGCTTTTTTGACAGCCTTCAAAATGTCAAAGGTGCCCTCACGGAACTTACCGTGCAGGTTATGTCCGACCATTTCAATGTCTTGACCCTCCAACCAATAATCAAAGGATTCAAGATCTCTCATTTCAGCCTTTAGACTTCGTTCGCTCATTGAAATGTCGGTATAGACAATTGCTTTTTGCCCATCCCATGTGGCGATTAGCAGGGGGTTCAAATCAACCCTCCATCCATCGGCCTCATGGGCTGTGTCAAACAACACGGCAATTCCCATCATTCTCAAGCACCCCATTTGAAGGCAACATAATTCCTGCCGCCCTTTCCTTGCTTAACGATTTCAACCTGCCCGCCTTTCCTCAATGCCTTAAATCGGCGTTCAGCGGTGATGTCAGCAACCGACTGTTGAGCCGCATAGACCTTGAGCAGATCTGATTGCATGACACGCTCAATACCGTCCTTTTCGCTGGTGAACTTCTTGCACATACCGGAAGCCTTTGTCCACGAAGCACGCTCCGCAGTGACCTTCTTCTTGTCCTTGACGGACTCCTTCTGTTCAAGCCAAATGGTGAGGTTATGAAGGTTGTCAAAAATGATTTCACTTGCCATCATTATGTGGTCTTCTGTGATTTGGTCTTCACGCATAAGAACAGCAATCAAGTTTGCGAAAATCATAGTGTAGTTTTCAGTGTTCGGGAGAAACGACAGGGCCGTTTCCCTCACGGCTTCACTGGCTATGTTGTTCACCAGCCCATAGTAGTCGTCCACAGCATTGAGTAGTGCTGGGTGATACCCAGCCGATACGGTGAATATGTCGTGTGCGTGGCGCATAGCGGCTTGTTCCCTTTCCCCTTCGGGAATGCGCCTCCACACTTCATCACGCTCTATGCGGCGTTCTTCTATTTCACCATCTTCGTTGCGAATCTCAACGGTTTCCCATGTGATGCCCATAGCGTCAAACAGACGGTTCTTCATCAGATCGACGGAACCCTGCAAGTATTCGGCAAGTGTCCCATAGTCCATGATTCGTTCGTCGGTTCGCATGTATGCGCCACTGACACGGTGTTCACTGGTGGTTTGTCGCTGTTCACTGGTGATGTCATTTTGAAACAGAAACACACGCTGAAAGAAACCTTTGTCCAGCACATGCGCCATAATGTCCTTTGGTGGATAGGTCGTCATCCAAAGTGATACCCCCGATGGAGTCCTCACATCGCCACCGACAAGGTGCTTAACGAGAATGTTCGTCCTCGATCCCAGTGGAGCCATCGCTTGTTGAAGGTATAGGATTTTGTCGGAGAAGTGGGCTTTGGAGTCGTTGAGTAGGATAGATGCTTCGTCAAATAGAAGCGTCTTGTAGCCGTTTAGAAGGCCGGGAACGGTTATGTGGTTGACTTCACCCGTTGGACGGCCATTGTCGTCCACTACGGGCGTTTGCTGGACTGTTCCGATGAGTTTAGCGTCCGACCCTGCTGTGAAGGTGTCGCTTTCAATACCGCACGCCTCAAGCAAACGATCAGTGAACTCCCATGCGATGGACTTTCCTGTCCTTGATTGTTGAATCCAATAAGTGTGAACACGACAGTCAATGTAGGTGCCGTGAATAGGAACTCTCATGTAGGGGGCGCATAACTGACCCATGACGAAAAAGAAGGACAACAAACCAGCGTATTCGTTGAAGAATGATACGGTATTGAACCGTTCAATATACCCACGAATGAACTCCGATCCGTCGTTCTCACTGCTGACAACGGCATAATCATCCCACTGCCGCTGTTGCGCCATCATGTCGTTCATGTCACTGTTAATTGATACTGTCATGCTTTTGCCTCCGTTGGAATTGTGCCTATCATTATCCCCTATATCAAGACTTAGGCATTGGTGATTTTGACTCTCTCTTTCACCACAGCCGACTCACTGTTTAGTGCCTCAACAATGGACTTGGCACGGACTTTGCCAATGCCTTCAAGTTTCATCAATTCCTTAACAGAAGCCCCAGCAATTTCAGCGATTGAGCCGAAAGAAGTCAGCAAACGCTTTGCGATAGCCTCACTACACCCGATACCACGAAGACCGTCAATCCGCATATCCTCGCTTGAAGTGCGGCGAAGTGTGCGGTATGTGCTGATGCTCCCAAGAGTGCCGTCCTTTTCACATCGTTTCACGATCCAGTAGGCGGCGGCGGAGGGCGTAGGGAATTGCATGATTGTCAAGTCAAAGTCAACATCAAGTCTTGATAGTGAACCCAAGAACTGTGCTTGAATGCGGGCGTATGGTGTCCTGTTGCCTCTTCGTTTGAGGCTCGCCACATAGGCGTCCAGTTTGCCATGAATAACCAATATCATGCGGTTGTAGTTCTCGTCCATATTCTCCAATTGATGAGCAAGGTGCCCACTTTGGAGTGATTGCATGTAGTCTGCAATACTCTTCGCTTCTATGCCGATTTGGCCGTAGCAGTAGTCTGTGATCAAGTTTTGGTTAAGTTCCCACTTAATTTTGGCCTTGTCGGCTTGCTTCTTGACGGCCTCTTCAAGACCAGATCGCTCACGATTGTCAATGTATAGGATTTTTTCAACCATTCAATCACCTCTCAATGCTTCGGGATGTCGCTTTCGCAGTGCGGTATAACAGCGGTGGCAAAGACGGTGTATTGGATGCACGGTTTTCACTCCTTTGGCGCATCCTCGGCACCTGTATTTTGCCTTGACATTATTAGTTCTTCCAAGCGTGCCCGGTTGAGAAGGTCGGTGACGAGTAAGGCCCATTTTGGGTCTGCCGACATAGCCACTATTTGGCCTTGTTGGCATATTTCAAACGCACCTTCCATAGTTTCACTCAAACGGAATCCCCAGTCGGGTTCGTCAAAGCCAAAATCAGCCCATGTGAATTGATTTTGCATGGCTTGGACTTCTTCAAAGTCCTTCTCCATGTCCTTCACTTTCGCTTGCATTTCGGCCACTTTTTTTGCTCGTATTTTTTCAATGTCTTCTTTGTCGCTCATCCAATTCCACTCCGGCTTCATTCCTCTTCCCCAGTTAGATCTTTAATCACCTTTCCGCTAATGCACGATGGGCACTTACGGAATCCGGGTCTTGCTAAGTTTTTGCATTTTCTGTCGGCACATAGCCTTGTTGTTAATCGCATTCATTCCTCTCCTTTTTCGTTTTTCCAATTGGATTCTTGTTTGGTATTTTCCAATTGAAAAAATGATTTTCCAATTGAATTATTCATACCCCACCACTCCTGTCATAGAACGGGCAACGACCGATACAATACCCCTTTTGATGTAAAGTTCGGCACGATGGTGATTTGTAGTAGCGATCCACATTATGGTTGATGTATGATACAGTGATGTCCTCTTTGTAGTCCGACCAGTCCAAGTCCCGAATAAACGACACGATGGTGTCTTTGATACTACGGTTGGTGGTTGGTGACGAACGAGGGGGTCTTGCGAACGAGCGAAGCCTGTCCTGCAAATACATGGCGAGATACACCCTCGCTTCGTGAGTAGGGTTGCTCCCCTTTTCACAGGCGGCTGACGCCAAACAAGGGAGGATAGTGAGATTGCCGACCTTCTTCATGTCCACATCCACAGGTTCAGCCTCAAACGGTGCGTCGGGATCACGCTTCTTCGTCTTGATAACCATGCCCTTTGTGCCGTATGGAACCATGCCCCCATGAGGCTCGTCGGCCTTTGCTATGACCGATGCCCAACCTGCCTCAATGTCTTCGGTTGTCAGCGGCATACCCCACAGCCCTCGCTTGAAATTGTATGTGTTAGGAATGCGAATGTGCCTGTCGGGTCGGAATGAAACCACTGGATCGAGCGTGGATAAGTCCCACTGCTTGACCCAACCGTCAATCATTTTACGACCAGTGAGTAAGAAATCACCGAGTTCAATTGAAGTCGGTTCGTATGTTTTGTCAAGGCTGACCCAAATATGAACACCACCTCCGGTGAACCACATAGCGTGTCGCCAGTCGTTTGACACAAGGTGCTGATGAAGCGCATAGACTTCTTTGAAGCACCTGTCGCCCGCTTGGGCGGCTGATACCCCTTCTTTCATGGCTCGTTCATAGTCCATGTCAATGACGAAGTGTGGGATCACAGCCGTGTTGTATTCACCACGGTTCCCTTTCGTCTTCAATTGACGGAAACCATAGACTGTGGTGGTGAGGTTGTCAGCACCGTTCGTGGCGGCGACATAGCGTTGCAGTTCATCCATGTTATGCACCACTTTCCGCTTTCGCATATCCACCTCACGGGGAAAATGTCGGAACATGTGGGTGCTTCGTGTCATAATACTCACCATTCAAACAATGTTCTTTGTCCACGAACCACCGGCTTTATCCCGACGGCCTGTTCAAGTATATGGACTATAACATCCACAGTCCATCCGTTTCCGAGCATTTTTTTCCTTTGCCGATCTGACACACCCGTCGCCTTCGTATAGTCGTCGGGCAGTGTTTGGAGTCTTTCGCATTCACGAACTGTCAAGTATCGCCAATCCTTGCCTTTCTCAAGCACCTCAAAGGCGTCTAAATGCCGACCGGAGGGCAAGGGTGTCAATACACTATCCTTTTCAACAGTCGTGAGGCAACACATTTTTGAATGGTCTTTGTTCACTTCAAGAGTTTGAATGCGCTTCACAGCAGGGTTATGATCTTCTCTTTTCCCTGTTTCCCTATTGATTTTGCGACCTGCTATGAAACCCGGATGGGTCATTTTGTCGCTTTCAAGTATGGTGGAGAGGTGTATTTGTTTGTTTTTTGGTTGCGAAGTGTCCCAGTTCACCCAAAACAAACGCTGTCTTCTTTGCGCTGAAACGAGGGATGAACAGATGGGTATTGGTTCAACACCCATATATTTGGTTATAATCCCCTCCCATTCCTTTCTCATACGGACATTTTCAAGCAAGAAGTATTTCGGTTTGTAGTGCTTGATGATGTCCACCATCGTGAAAAACAAAACACTTCTCGGATCGTCAAATGCCAATTGCTCTCCTTGAGCCGCAAATCCTTGACAGGGCGAACCACCCATAATCAAATCAACATCCTGCAAATCCCATTCTTTCCATCTCTCAACGGTTCCTAATTGAACAGTGTTAGGGTAGTTCTTCTGTGAAACCGCTACCGCCGCTTTGTCAATTTCGCTGGCGTAGTATATCCCAAAAGGAATACCCGCCTTTTCCAAAGCATGACGCCCACACGACATACCGTCAAATAGACTTAGAGCATTTCGTATCATAATACTCACTCCAAATGTGTTTGATAACGGGGACAGAACTCTTTGAGAGCGCACCACGGATCGCAAATTGAGTATTGGCGACCGGGTGCAATAAGTGGGAACATGCTGATGTCGCCGTCGCCCTTGTAGCGTCGGTGCATACGGACGAGGTTTTGCATATCAGCCATCATCAAGCCCAGTTCTTTGACACGAACTGCCTCCACCAAGCGGAACATTTCAGCGTCCTCGGTATCGGTGCCCTTGACACCCTTAGTGTGATCCCACCCCCAGTGGGTGATTTGTGCCGTAGGGTCAGCCTTTCGCAACGCCCAAACATAAAACGCCATCTCTTTTCTCATGGCCTCATATTTGTATTTGGCCTCTTTCCAAGCACCTGTCTTGAGTTCGTGAATGTGTAGTGTCCCGTCGGGGTTGGTGTAAATACGGTCAATGAAACCGTTAATGTGTATGCGTTGAGGCTCACCGTCAACCGTGATTTCAACCACGCAATCAATCTCCATTTCGTTGCCAGTCGGCAAAAAGTGTTCGGGGTTGCTGTTGTTGAAGCGGTTAATCTCCTTCACACGGAAACGGTCAATGTGCAGATCTTCATCCAAAAAGAATGAATCCTGCGCTGAACGGATTTCCTTAGAAGTGGGAAAACACTCACGAAAATACCCATCAAGGTCGGTTTCAGCACTTGCCTTCTCAATATCCACCCTGTCATAGAATCCTTCAACGGCGTCGTGGACATTAGTGCCCCGTAGCATGTTGTCGTTCTGTGGTTCCTTCATGCCAACGATTCGTTTTAAGCCGTATTGTTGAGCGCAAAAGGTGGACTCCCCCAGCGAGGACTTGCTCATGCGGAGAATGATGTTGTCGGGCATATCGGGGTGCCAATCATAACATGAGAACAAGTCCTCATGGTTCGGCACAGGGTATGAGCGTGGTGGCTTGTGGGTAATCATTCACCACAACTCCTTTGGTTCGGGTTCTTTTTCGGCCTTCACCCATTGAAAGTTTTCAAGCACTGATTTGTTGCCGGGGTCGTTGATTTCGCAGGACATAGCGTTGTCACTGTGCAATCCCTCATCCTCTCCCCACATGTCAATGATACCCTGTTGATCATCATGGTAAATGCTCACTGCATCACAGGAATTGCATTCAAATGGTCGTCGGCCTTTGGGCACGAAACCCGCTTTGAACTTCTCTTCCATCTTTTCAAGTGTGTCATATTGGTTGAAACCATGAACTGGATCTGAAACCCGCCGACTCTCGCTATCCCACTCTTTGGCCTGTGCCCACAGTTCGGGGTATTTCTTCCATAGAATATGCCACGAACCAACAGGTTGCTTAGGACAGTGAAAACAACCCAAACGCTGAAAATTGACATAGAGAGGATTCACCATTTCAAGCCTGTCAAGGTATTTGAAAGCGTCTTCTTCTGTCCAGCCCCACTCAATAAGAGGATAACGAATACCGTCCTCCTTTGCGGTCTTTGACACACGCCTCTTCTCGTCTATGGCTATACCAACATACTTGATTGTGCATTCCTTTGTCGCCCGTTGGAGGGGGTAAAGTTTTGCTTCTCTTGCCCAGTAGCAAGGATAGACGATGAGAGGTGCCCCACGAACATTCCCTTCGTTCTTGCCCCTTGTCACCTTGCCATAGAACCACTCGTTCCACGACTTCTTTGAGAACACATGTTCAATGTGCAATCCCTTTTCGGGGTATTTCTCTTGAATGTATTTCTCCACATGCTTGATGTAGTCGTAAAGTTCGGGGAACTCAAAGCCAGTGTCGGCGAATACAATGCGATGAACCGGATAGTTCGGATCGTCCATCTCAAGCATTTTCAACAGCATGGCCGTTGAATCCTTTCCGCCGCTGAACGACACCATCGCAATATCCTTTTTCTCTTCCATGTTTTACCACCACTCTTGAGGCTTTGAGCCATCAGCCGTCGGCTGTCGCCAACCCATCGCCTCAAATATGAGGGAAACGGGTGAGATAATTTGCTTTTCTATCACAGCCGTGAAATCTATGTCCAATTCTTCAAGTTCTTCGGGGGTTCGGTATGCTTCAATCCCCTTTGTAGTGTATGTATGAGGAACGCCGTCGCCCTTCTCAAAACGGTTGTCGGGGTTTAGTCGGTTATATGCCTTAGCGGCACCTTGAAAGCCGCCTTGCTGTCCGTATTTTTCCGGCTTCTTGCCTAAGCGAGAGCGCATGACAAGAGCCTCACGCTTCACCACAGTTCGCACACCGGAAATCCATGTGTTCACCAAATCCCGAATGTCGTCTTCGCTGGCGTCCTCACGGCAAACGGCCTCAAAGGCCACTTCTTGAATGCGTTTGGTGATCTGTGCGGCATTGGACTTCTTCATCTCAAAGCCAGTGCAGTGTAGTCCTTGCTTCGGCCATGTCACCCAGCCAAAGTTCCTGTTCTTCTTGGCGGCGACCCACGACTTCATCAGTTTCTCATACTCCACCACGAATCGCTCGGAATTGAACTCCTTCTGTATCGTTCGTGTTAAGTTATCGGCTATTTCGTGGCCGTCGTTGTCGCCAATTCCGATGTATGCGCTGTCGGTGTGTCCCGCCAGTGGCTCATAGCCCATGTCCTCGCAAATCTCCATCAGCCGTGAAGTTAATTGACGACCGACATAGGTTATGGTTGATGCGACAGTCCTGTGTGCTTCACCATGACCTGTGTGTCCCATGAGGCCATATACGCTGGCGGCGGATCGCTTGAAGGCTAATTGCAGTGTGTTGAAGCCAGCGTATTCCGATGAACCCGGTTCGTGCTTCTTCATCTCGGCCTTCGCTTCGTTGCGAGCATCGGCCAGATCCATCTGCAATTGGGGCAATACCCCAACATTGTCTTGACTCCAATGCGTGCCGTTGCCGACCGCACGGGTGTTCTCCCCTGCTTCGTGCCGAAGCATTTCGGGACTGATGTTGTCAGCCCGTTGAATCTCGGCATACATAGCACGGAAGTCAAAACAGGCCACATTGTAAAACCGGCCAGTCTTTGGGTGCGGCACGAAGCCACCTCCGTATGAATCATCGGAACCTTTCTTGTATGTCCCTGTGGGAGCCGCCCATGTCGCCCTTCGGCGTAGCAATCCTCTTGCGAAGCGGCTCACTGTGAATACAGAACCAAACGATACTCCACAGACTCGCTGTAAAGCCATGAAGAATCGGGTGACATGGTATTCCCTGTCAAGACGATCTGTGAGTAAAACATCGGCACGGTGATATTGCAGGAAATCCCCAAAATGGTTGAGCCAAAGGTCGTGATGCGATATTCCTTTAGTGTCTATTTTCCATAATTCGGGGTTATCGGGGAACGCCACTTTGCCGACAGCACCCAGCCGTCGGTCGGACAATTGACCGTTTCCTGCGTCCCGCCACACACGCTCAAAGCCGTGGTTCCTGTCAGCGAGATCAACAGTCATGCGACCGGGTATCACTTGAGTCCCGTCGTCATAGACCCCACTGCGTGGGAGGTGGGTCATTGGTGGCGAAGTGCTGACCTCCGAAAGAGGCGACATCCAATCCAAACCAATGTCGTGGTGTTTGTAGCGTTCATACATTTTCGGCCAGTCGGCACGGTTGCCCGACCATGTAGTGATGAGGTCGGGATCCAATTCCTCAAACGCCAGTGCAAATGCTTCAAGCATTTCCTTCTCGGAACGGTGTGGGTTGAGAACCCCTTCATAGGTTGGATGCCAAGACCACTGTTGAACGACCTCACCGTTCGTGGTGTAGCCCATAGCAGTGAGTTCTCCTTGCTCGTTCCATTCAAGGTCAAATCCACCAGCCCGAACCATGTTCGGGAACCAGTCGGGAATGTCTTGCGGATCAATGTTGTCAATGGCATACCTGTCGGGGAAGTGGATGTCGGCCTCCCATGTTTCCCCACAAAGTTCTCGCATGGGTTTGACATCTCTTGGGCTTGGGGCGACAATTGAATACAATTCCCTGCCGCCCAGCGACTTCGCCTTTTTTTCACCAACATACCAACCATCAAATCGTTCGTCAAATAACTCAATCATTCGTGGTATATCATTGTCAGCGGCCACATAGAAGTATGGTCGGAATGTCCCATCGTGGTTCTCCATCACCACACCGTTTTGATCACGGTATCGCAAATAGATCGAAGGGCAATCCGAATCATCGGTTTCGTATGGTTGGATAATCAAGCCGACGCCCCGCCTTCTTCTTGGCGGGGAGCGATAACGGCTGTTGTTCCAAAATCACCGTCGGGTGATTCGTGGCGAATGAGCAAGGGGCTATCGTCGCCTCCGTGCAAATAGACAGTCCCGTTCCCCGGCATAGCCTTGAGAGCGTCCATTAGCCACTTTCCAAACCAATTGAGAACACCTTCGCCTTCATCGGCAAGGTTGTTCGTCAATGGTTCAAGAATTGATTCCATGCGAATTGAGTCACGCTTAACGCTAAGGGTCAGCCCAGCAACATTTGACTCAAGGCAAAACAATGCACCATTCTGTATGGATTTTGCAGTGTTTCGCAATTGTTGAAACGATAGTCCTTCAAAGGATTGAGTAAAGCCAAGTTCTCCCGAACCGAACTTCGTGAAGCCATTGGATTCACTTTCGTCAAGCATTTTGAGAACCTGTTCAACACCAGCCTGTGAAGAGGCAGTATTGATCGTCGGTATGGTGAAAGAAGTGCTTTCGCCAGTGACACAGATCTTGCCCTCGTCAGTGAGAACAATTTTCACTTCTTCGTTTCCAACGCCACATTCCTTAATGAGCGAGGTGAAGGTGGATAACTGCCCGATGGCGATTTTCCCGTCCCCGATGCTGGTTTCCTCATCACGGTATGTGGTGAAGCGTGAAATGAAATACGCTTTGTCAAGGGTTCCAGCGGCGGAAAGTCCAGCCGCACCGATGTTGACAACCAAGTCGTCCATTCCATCAAAGCCCTTCAAGAAAGCCAGCAGGTTGTGTTGAAACATACGGAAGCCGACCATCAATCATCACCTCTTGGGACATTGAAGTCACCAGCGGAGATCTTAGGCCATCCATGCCAAACACCACCGTCGTTGTTCCTCTCAAAGAGCAGGACACGACCCGACGATTGGAGAGAAGTGCGGTCAGCGATAATCACAGCGTAGCCACGAACGACACCAGTGAGTTCACCAGTTTCGTTTCGTTCCTCTTCAAGTTCAGTGTGAATAACTTGTTGCAGGTGCCCTTCTGTGCCCTTGAGCCACTTTGGGGTGTCTTGCCCAGCAAGTTCGTTGCCCGATGAGTCAAAGCCCGGTTTCATGTGAGTAATGACATAGCAGTGAACGCCACCACGGCATAGTTCACGGAGAGCGACCATAGCCGTTTGATAACGAGTAGCACGAATGTTCCAATTGAAGCGGCCAATTTGAGTGGTGGCCTTCTTGCCCGAAACGGCAATACCGTCAACACCAAGATCCAAGTCGTCAACCTTCATGCAAGTTTCAGTGATGTGAAGCCAATGGTCGGCTCCATCAAACACCACTGTCTTGAGGTATGGTTTTGGCATTTTGCCGTGTTCAGCGAAGTATTCGTTCTGTGCCTCCATTTGAGCCTGTGCGGTCTTGAGGATGTCCACAGTCTGCTGAAATGTTGCAGGGAAGTCGTATGGGACACGGCTCTCGCCGTAATTGAATACCCACGGATTGAGGACAACCATGTTCTCGGCTTTGTCGGAGTGGTGAGCCGCTTTCGTGGTTTCGCCACCAAGATCGAAGTCCAAGTGCCAAATCTCGGCACCGTCTTTGACTTCTTGTGGAGTGAGGCTGTCAAGCACCATACCTGTTTTACCAGTCTTAGGTGCCCCTGCGATACCACACATAACGAATGCTGGCGGCGTCTTGATAACACGACGAGCGTTGCGAATCATGTTAGCAATTGTCGGGTTGACCCTTGACAGGTGGTTTGAGGTGGCCGGTGGAGAAGGCTTCTTGGCCTTCTTTGGAGCAGGTTCGGGAGGTGCCTCATCAACAGGTTCCTCCATCTCCGGTTCTTCGTGTTGAACAGGGGGAGCCTCGTCAACCAACGCCTCAATAGGAATGTCTTTCATTTCCTTCTTTGGAGCAGGTTTTGGATCGTTGGTCTTCTTAGAACCGCCAGCCGTCTTGGCCGGTGGTTCGTAATTGCCCTTCTTTTCCTTGAAGCCGTCTAAGAATCCTGTTCCCATCAGTAATCACCTCCGGCACTGAAACCCTCAAGGTTGCCCAAATCGTTGCTGGACGCACTTGGCTTCTTTGCAGGAATGGACTTGTGAGGGACGGCATAGATACCGTGTGCTTGCACCTTGACGACCTCATCGCCGTCTTGGTTGGTGTAAGACTCGGTGCGACCGACAACCCAAACACGGGAACCCTTTGCGAATGGGAGCCATTCGCCCGCCTTGAGGACGGAGAGTGCGTTGTGGTTTTCCTTCACAGTTCCCGACACACCAATGCCAATTCGGGCGTTGGGGTTTTCACGGCGGAGAACTTGAGTGCTGATTGACAACCAGTAATCACGGCCTGTTGGATCCCACTGGGATTCACGGCCTTCGTGGTTGATGTCCATAACACCACCAACGATACAGACCATAGGGCCGTCGTAGCGTTGGACACCGTTTCGGTCAGTGTATGACTCACGGCGGTTATCAAGGTGGTGTGAGAGCAAGTCCTTCACATTCACAGCGGCGTCGCCAGTGGTGGTGAGGTATTGTTCCGGCTTGAAGAGGTTGGTTGCAGTGTCCCGCTTCTTTCCTTCCGGCACCCAGTCCAAACCATAGGTTGCACTGGTGTTGCTGATGGAGAGTGTTGGGCCAGCACCGTTGTAGCCTTCGGGGTCAAAGTTCCCCTTGACGGTGATCGGTTGCCACAGGTTCCAGTCGTGAGTAGCACCCTCAAAGGCACCCTCAACAGTAATGAGCATTGGGCCTTCTTCAAGGAACTTGTCTTTGGCGTTGCCGTTGAAAGCCCAAATGGACTTCATGGCGGTGGCACGCTGTGGGGTGTTGTCGGCCTTGAGCATACAGATCGAAAGTTTCTCGTTGAGAGGGATAACCCAGTTCGGGTTCTCGTCAGCCGAGTCCTTTGACACGAATGTCCCAGTGCTGTGTTCGGCTCGCCAAACGCCGTCAGCACGGAAAGCACGACCAATGCCGACTTTGTTGCCGTTGTATTGGAAACCGTTGTTGATTGCACCCGACAGGTCAGCAGTGGCGATGTCAATTGCCGCTTCACGCTTGCGCTTCATCAAGTCAAAGCGTCGGTCAAATCCGATGAACATACCGACCCATTCCTCGCCAGATCCGCCGCCGCCGCCGCCACTTGGGCGGTTAGCGCACACGAACATGTCAGCGAAGTCGTTGTAGTCGGCGTCGTCCAAGCCCTGTGCTGAACCACCACCGGCTTCCCACATGTCGGGGAATGTTTCGTTCATCCACGAACCAAACGAGGCTAATGCCTCTTCCTCGGACACTCCGAGTATTTTCGCCGCTTCATCAATGCAATTGTTTCCTATTTCTCTTTCGCTCATATTTTTCAACCTCGTTGTTTGTAATCCCCAGTCATAGCATGGAGGAATAGGAGATCACTGGCTGTCCAGTCGGGGCTTCTTGCCGCCCACTGTCCCAGTATCATAAGGTGCTTCATCGCCGTAGCGGTGTCCACAACATCGTCTTTGTATGCCAAGAGGATTGCTTCGTGCATACCCTCAATTATTTCATCACGGGACATACCGTGCGTATTGACAAGCGACTCCGCACCGTCAATCAATTCGGTGTGTGGGCCAGCAAGAATGCCCTTGTAATAGGACTGTGCTGGCTCAAAGTCTGTGAGTGTTAAATTGATGAGAGCGTTCTCATCGGTTGGATCGATGGTTTGCATGGCCTTCAAACAAGCCCGCATATCACCTTTGTATTTCGTGATAAGGGACGGGAGAGCCGCAACCCACGCATCGGGGAAGTTCTCTTCGTCAATGACACGACCGAGGAAACCTTCGGCATCCCCTATCTCCAATGGGTTGAAGGAATAGGCAGGGAGTCTTGAACGGAGAGCAGGGATAATGCGACCAACACGGTTGCATGTGAGAATCCAAAGCACATGGGTGCCTGTTTCCTCAATCAATTGGCGCATAGCGTCCTGTGCGTCTTTGGTGAGTCCGTCGGCTTCATCAAGAAGAATGACCTTGAAGTCGTGGCCGACAGCCTTCTGTTCGGCAAGGCTCTTGAGCCTGTCACGAACGAAGCCAATGCCTCTATCATCGGAGGCGTTGAACACATGAAAGTTATTGGCGAAACCACTGCCCAGCAGATCCTTAGCGATAGCACGCCCACCACTGGTTTTACCTGTGCCCGGTTTGCCGAAGAATATAACCCCACCACAGCGCAGTGTGTATTTGTTTTGAGCATGAACAACCCATGTCGGAACATCGGCTTTCAATTGCTCAAGGCCGACCATACCTTGTAGTGTGTCGGGTCGGTGGGTTTTCCATAACTGTGTCATAATATCACGCTCGGTGGATTTCAACCCAACAGGGGCTTGGGTATAAAAGGTTCGGTGTCATTGGTTTAGCCCCCAATTGGAGAGGTTCACAGGCGCAGTGACCTGTTCAGCCGCCTTTTTCAATAGCGTTTCTTTATCATGGATGATGTATTCCCAATCCTTCTCGATCAAGTGAGGAAGAACGGCCATGACATTTGATTCAACAGCCGCAATTGGCTCAAACCATTCGGCTTCGGTCGGCCTTAGCCCGAACACGGCGAGTAGGCGGTTCGGCACAGCCTTTGGGAGTTTGCTGGGGAACTTAATTCTCCGTTGATCTGTCCCGTCTTTTGACAGTGCAAGTATAGAAAGTGAAATCCAGTCGTTTTCCTTCATCAGTAATTCACGCCCAACAAACATAATCACAGGATCGTATGGGTATGTAGCCATCATTGAATCCAACATGAATCGTGGGCCGGACTTTACATTGAGCAGTGCCTCTCGCACAGCAAGTCTGTCGTAGTCGTTTGTCCACAGACGCAAGGCGTCAAACAAACCGACTTTCCTATCGTCAAGTATGATAGTATGAGCGTTCGGACACACCTCAAACCAGTCGTTCGTGGCAAGTTCCTCGTCTTCAAACAGATTCATTTTCAAGCACCTCCAATATGTTCTCTATGTCCTCATGTGTTGTTGCTTCGGGCAGACTCCCTACATGACGGAGGACAGTCAAAAAACCTTCCGGCTCTTTCGTGAATAAGCGATATGGTTTCAAAAGCCTCAAGAGCCGTGTCAAATGATGGGGTTTAGTGTAGCGGTTTTGGGCTGGCAAGCCGTTCTCCCGCAGGAATATACTCACCTCGGCTGGTATTGTTTTCCGACCGAACAGATCGCATTCGGGGCGAATGTCATATCCTGTTTGGTTCTTCGTGGTGAGGCGTGAGCCAATACGGAACCTTGCGTTCTTAGCAACCAAGAGCAAAAGAATATCCTGTTCACTCAACACTGTCTTCACCCACCAAGTATTCAACCTCTTCAACGGGCACCACATCGGACAGCCCTGCGCTTGGTGCTAAACCTGTGATAACACCTTGAATGTGTATTCCTCGCTCGTCATAGTCAGCGAAGTGGATCTCAACCTCAACGAAGGTGGGTGCTTTCATATCAACCCTTGAACCTTCAACAGCGGTTCCTGCTGTGGTGAGGCGAGCCAGTTTCTTTTCCATGAAGGGTTCGGCTGTGATTGTCCCGACTTCGTAGTAGGCATCTATGCCATCACGGGCGGCAACACGCCAGCCGTTCAGCACCAAACCCCGTGCGGGTTCATGTCGCCACACGCCAGCAACCAAGCGGAATATCTCGCCTGTATGTTTCGTGCTGAACAGCACGACCTCATCGGTTGCGCTGGTGAATGTGAGTTTGGAGTCGGGATTATGGATGAACACCACGCCATTCTTTGGGGACAGTTTCTTTACCGCCCTCATGTTCTCCACTGTTTGGGTGTCTTTGACGAGAAGATCTGAAACACTGTCGTCAATGTATTGACGCCTCTTGCTTCGTGTCCACTCATGGGCGTCCTTCCCCTCAAGGGTGAGTATATCGCACACCTTGAGAGGGAAGTCGTCTTGAGGTGTGTGTTCAACCACATAGATACCGGACTCAAGGCAGGACGCCAATTGCGTGGTGTCAATTTCCTGCACCTCAACACCATGTGGGTCGTATGCAACCGAACCGATAGTTTCGTTGATATGTAGCGTCAGTCGTTCACCACGAATGACTTCAAGTTCAGCGTCCTTTGTATTGAATGGTAAATCCTCTCCCCGATGGCGTCGGGGGAGTGGGAGAATAACAGGGTTGCCCGTGCTGGGAACACCGATGAGTTCGGCACCCGCTATCACCTTCTCGGCAACGGCACGGATCGATGAGAACATTGACTCCTGCATCAACCGCTGGGTCGGCATACCGTAGCATTGACCGAGAGCCTTGAGTATGTCCCTTCGCTTGAAGGGGTTGGCTGTTCGTGTCAAACGAAGGATGAACCAATAGGAATCACGGGGATGAGAACGCTTGAGGATTATGCGAATGATCATCGCACGCACCCTGTTGTCGTCAGCGTTGAGAATATCCTGCATCCGTTGATATGCAAAACCGAATGTCATGGTGGTTTCCGCATCGGTCTTCACCAGTTTTGAAAGTTCAGCGACAATATCGGGGTCGTCAACCGCCTCTTCGGGGTAAAGGTCAGTGAGGTGATAGAATACCTCACGCAGATCCTCATCGGTCAGTTTCCTGTCAATGCGACTATCCTCATAGAAGAAGTCAATGAGTTCGGGTATTTGTTTAGGGGCGAGTTTGAACGCTGATTCAGCGACGATGGCTGGCCTTCGCACACCATTGTATGCCTGTCTGCAACAGGCGGCAATATGGCGAAAGTTCACATCACGCATGTTCATTCCTCTTCCTTTGCGACAAGGCACGACCAGTGCTTGCGAAGTGTCTGTTCATCACAGCGGAATACATGGCTGTATTGGTGCTTGAGGGCGTCCCTCGCATAGAGCGATTCGTCCTCATAGGTCAGCGTATAGATATGCACTCCTTTGCCGAACGGGTGTTTGTCCGTAGCGATAATAATTGTTTGACATTCAGTCATTCGTGCTACATCACCAGTGTGATTGTTGACCCATCGGTCGCCAATTTCAAATCCTACTGTCATTCCTCACCATCTCCTTCTTCAAAATACGCTGGATCGACGGTCTTATCACGCCATGCGCTCACGAAGTCGTCCCATGCGGCTTGGTCGGGATAGAGTCGCATGATTTCAATTTTCCAACCCCAAATCCAACGACGCATATCCCTTCTCCTGTCAAGAGGCAAGACCTCAACGGACTTGCCCCACAGTTTCTTGGTGGCTCGCTTGACAGCCTTGATACCGACACGGTTGCCCGACAGTTTGGCGCAAATGTATAGGCAATCCACCAGCAGTGGACGGGGCGCACGCCCCACCTTGCCGACGACCTGTTCCCATAGTGCGAATGCGTCTTCTTGAATGGTGGTGAGTATATCACCAGTGTTCTGATCGTGAACCCGCCAACCTTGCTCCGGCAGTTCGTGGACAAGAGCCAGCAATTCAAAGCGTTTGATGTCAAACCACGGTTCCGTATATGCACGAACCATCATTCACCACCTCGCTTGAGGGTTTCAGCGACGGGTTGCATTTTGTCGTCAACCTTGTCAAACAGATCTGAAATGTTGTCCTTGTGGAGTAGTTCGTTGAGGGCGTCCCTTAGTTTGAGTGCTTCTTCTTCTGTCAAATAAAATCCCTTCTTGGTGTAGCCGACATGCCCGTTGCGTGACGGTGCCACACGGTTCACACGGATGTTCATTATCCTTTCATCACGGGTGTCCTGTGTCAAAATATGGACTTCTTCACCAGCAGTGAATGAAGTGTCAATTGTCGCATGGTGGACTTGGTTGTAGCGGTTCTCGTTCATTGTCCCACCTTCCTGTAAAGCGTGTTTCTCACCACATCGTCTTGAACGAGGATGATCTCATTGTTGCGGAAAGTGTCTTGGATCTCTTCAATGGCCTTTGCGGCATCAGTGCGGAAGTTGTCGGGTGCATCGGCGTCGTCGGCCTCAAGGGCTTCAATGTCGGCACGCAATTCATCCAATTGGCCGGGTATGTTTTTGGCCTCGGCCTTCACCACCTTTTCGTTCAAGCGAATTATCTCCTGTTCTTGCTCGGTGATGTGTTCGTTCATCTCTTGGACTTGAGCCATGAGGTTCCTCACAGCCCTCTCAAGTTTCTCTTGGCGTTCGGAGAGGTATTGATCAACCATCACTCGCTCACCTGCCCGAAGGAATCAATGAAAGAAGGTGGATGGCCTGTTGCGACAACAACAGGGCTTACAGTGTCCACTGATAGTTCAGTCGTTGGTGGTGAACCAGCAGGGGATGGGATTTCCGCTGTGTCGGTGTTCGCCTCCATTGGTGTGGAATGTGGATCGAGAGGTATTGGTATGACCTCCATGCTGGTGTGAGTAGCACCTGCTGTGGTGCCGACGAATGTGGTCTTGAGTTCAGCCATCCATTCAGCCACTTCAACAGCGTGCTTCAATGGGGGTGCGACCTTCTTATCAAAAGTGAACTTGCCGTCCGTGACGGTCATGCCAGCGGTGAGTGCTTCTTTGACCTCGGTGAGTGCTTTGTCGGCGACCTTGCCGTTGAGCATACCCACCAGTTTGTCAAGGAGGATTTCAGCAATAAGAGTCGGAGGGACATTCCCAGTCTTGACCTTATCAGCCAGCCCGACATCGTTGCGATAGCCGTTGCCGAGAGTCTTTTTGTTCTCATCACAGGGTTGGAGCATTAAGCACATAACACCGGGGACTTCAATGTCCACAGTGGGGTTGGCAACAGCATTTGGTTTGCCGTCGTTTTCCTTGCGTTGCTCGGCTGTCAGTAGTTTGCCACGACGAGCCAAGAACTCCGACTCAAGGGCTGTGCCAAAGTCCCGAACGGATGCACCGACACCAGCGAGGTTGTCGATCTGTTTGTCTGTCAAAGACTCCACGAATGATTTGAAACGCTTCTTGCTCATTGAGAAGCCCCCGTGAATAAGTCGCCGACATCATAACATGTTTGACAGCGGCATTTGTTTTGCATTTGCTTCGCCAATGGGGCGATTGTCGGGTCTGTTGGCTTAATCATTGTTGGTCGGCCACAGCCGACACACTTAGGCAGGTTTTGGTTGCTCATGGTCTATCCACACAGGGTAGCCTATATGAACCCACCGTTTATTCTTCTTCGGAATTAGTGAATAGATCTTGCTGGCTAAAAGCCGCTTCAATTGGCGGTGCGGGGTATTCATCTTCGTCCTGTGCAATAGACAGCATTTTCTGTGCTTGCATTTTAGCCAGCACCGCTGTGTCGTTCACCACATTCAACACACCAGCGTGCGGGTGGGGGATGATTATGTCGCAATTAGGGTTCATGCAATCTCCTGTCGGCGATACCAGCACACGGGTTTCCCCAGCGTTCTCACCCAGCAAAGAATAGATCATACCACACGGACAAGCCCACACCTTTCCGATGTGTTCAATGCGTGGTTCGTGTTCTTCAATCGCCATTTTATCCATGTCAGCGGTTTCAACCCTGTCGCTCACCACGAACCACCCAATTTGGTCGGCTAAGTAGCGAATCCAGTCGTGCTTATGCCACACGCTGACACCGATTTTATCGGGCAACATGTCAGCATGGATCTCGGTGAGAGTCAGTTCTCGTTCTCCTGTCCGGCGATAGCGTCCGACATTCGGCATATCCCAAATGCCTCCCACGATTCCCCGTTCTTCGTCCCCAATGACGAGGGATTGCCAAAGGCGAACGGCCCATGTCGCATCCACTTGAGAAGGCAAGGGGAGAGGCCCAATGTCCAATTCTTCCGGCTGGCTCATCGTTCTCCCTCCTTCGTGATAAGGCGTAGCGTATGCCACACCCAGCGACCACACTGGTTGCATTTTGCTCTTGGTGTTTGTCCGAGATCTGAATGTTCACCATCATTCCAGCGGAACATTGGGCCTTCGCAATCGGGGCATGATAAATCGGTAATTTCAGTCATTATTCTTCCTCTCCCGTCGGTGCCTTGTGGCGAACCTTGAGTTTGTAGTATGTGTCGGTTGAGCGCATGTATGTGATGTCCTGCTTCTCCCAATACCAGCGATCACGGGGCCGATAATAACCCTGCTCCGTGAGAACCTTCTGTGCGCTCTCAAGGGTTTGCCCTTCCTCTTCACCATCATATTGCACCAGTGCTTCGTGCCAACCAGCACGGTCGGGGCCGACAATTGACATCAAGAACTCTCGTTCGGGGTTGTTCGGATCAGACCATAGAATCATTCCTCCACCCCCAGTGCTTCGTCACTAAGCAACAGTATTTTTGACCGTGTGATTTTCGTTCTGTATTTGAATCCAAATGGAACTTCAACCGCCGCCGCACGAAGAACTTTCAATTCCTCAATGTGTGAATGAGCCTCACGGATTGCGTGATCGATAACGCCCAGTGATTCAGCACGCTCAACACCATTCATTTCCTCGTATTGGGTGGTGCCGAGAAGCATACCTCGATCTGCGTGAAGTTCCCGTATGATTGACCGCCAATCACCAGCCTTGCGGCGATAATGGCGTTCAGCCGACATGAAGTCGTCGTTGTATTTAGCAAGGATTTCCCTTGAGCGTTTCGTCACGAACCACCACCTCACTGTTGTAGTAGTGCGAGGATTTCAAGCGTTTCTTTGCCGTTCAAGAAGGCGTCAAGTTTCGCCTTTTTGTTTTGGAGTCTGTGGATGTCCTCAAAGAGTGTATTCTGTTTGCGGATTAGATCCTTCATTTCCTCGGTTGCGGCAACGAGTTCACTGTCGGTCTTTCGTGATAGGTCACTGATGTCGCCCAGCGGGTGTTTAGCAGGTTCTTGCCACTTATTCCTCGCCATCTCCTTTGGGTTCGGGAAGAAGTCAGTGCGATATTCACGGGGTGTATCGGAATGCGGCGGGAACCAATCGCTTGGGAATGCGCCCTTCGCAAAATTGTTGAGCCTTTTTCCTTTCCCTGCTTTACCACGAACGACCTTCTTCTTCGTTGTCTTTGTCCCAGTGAACTTTCGGAACTCACGGCGGATTGCCGCTTTGATTGATGCGTTGTGTGGCTTGCGCCGATAGCGTGGGTGCTTGTATGCGGCGAACCCTGCTTCAACAACAGCGGCCTCCCATTCTTTGGCTCCCATTTCCTTTGCTCGCAAAATGGCTTTTGCTTTGTGGGTAATGAAATTGCGGATCTGTAAAAGGTCGCAGGGTGTTCGTGTTTTGCGGGTTGCTTTGTCGGCCATATCATCACCATTGGGTTTGGGGTATTTAATCAACGGTCGGTTTCCTCTTCACACCCTCGGCTGTTCGCCACGAAGTGTAGTAGTAGGTCAAGCATTTCGGG